AAGAAATCCATTCAGGAGTTTTATATGTTCAAAAAAATATAAAACACTGTGAGATTTACTTGGATAGTAAGGACAAAGAAGTTGTAACGACAAAAGCTATAGTGAGTGGTCGAAAGATCATTTTACCTAGTCATGCTGTTGCGGCTGAAACTGTCTATATAAAATTGTTTGCGAAAGGAGATAAACGAAATGTTCAAGTTGATTTGGAAAAAGTCAACGTCGTTTATCGTAATAACGAAGAAGATGTGTGTATAGTTTCTCTACCTGATTCTTTCCCTGCTCCTTTTAAATCTCTTAAATCTCATATTAAGAGTGATAAAACAGCAGTGAAGTATTGGGTCGGAGATGACAAGATACTGGATTATGGAAAGATCTGCGTTCCGTATAAAGGATCTGTCACCTACTATACTAGTGTCAAAGGGTTGAGTCGGAAGACTCAAATCCCCATTACAATTCCCGAAGACAGTAGAATTTTGTATACTGAAAGAGGAAATGGATTGTGTGGTAGTGCTGTAGTAGATGAGTTTGGTTTTTTGCAGGGAATGCACGTGGCTGGACAAGAAAAAATATCAACTGGTTGTGCCCGCTTGTGGAGTGCAGAAATTAAGAGTGTCATTGAATTTCATCTAAATGAAAATCTTAATTTGCTCCCCTATGAAGTGAGTACAAAACAAGTGGAAGGTTCATTTGTTAAGTTAGAATCTACTTTAAATAGTAGTGTTCCTAGCAAAACAAATTTTGGAGCTTCTCCTTTGTATGGTATTTTTCCGGTGACCCGCTCACCAGCCAATTTACAACATTCTGGAAAATGCACAGTGAAAGATGTTGCGAAAAAGTCCTTTATTGAGTGTAATCCCGTTTCTATTGAGGAAATGGCTTATGCTCGAAAAGTCTGCGCTAGTATTTTGGTTCCATTTGATTCGTTGGATGAATTTTCAATTGTTAAAGGTACTCAATTATTAGCGGGTCTTAATAAAGACTCTAGCAATGGTTACGGTTGTTCTAAGGAGAAATCTGATTATATTGACTTTGTAAATGGTAAATTTACAGATTCGTTTATGATTGATCTTTCTAATTTTGAGCAAAGTGCAAATGCAGGTGATGTAGATTGGCAAAAGCTCGTCTGGGTGGAAACACTCAAAGATGAGCTGAGAGGGTTAGAGAAATGTGGTGAACCAAGAAGTTTTCGGGTTGGCACTATTTTTAAT